GAGCTCAGTGACGCCAAAGGCATACAGTTCGAATCTGACCGGGGCGCTGCTCCACGGGTCACCGGTGAAGTTCAGTTCAGTGGTTGTCACGGCTTCGGCTACCGCGTCAACGGCTTTTCGCGTCAGCGTGCCATCGCCTGCGCGAACAAGCAGGGTATAAGAGCCTTCGGGCGAAAGGCTGACGGCTTGATCGATGACGACCTTGGTTGTGGTTGCGCCCATGATGCGCCCACCTACGCCCCAGTCAGTAATGTCTGACTGCACGCCGACAACATCCCCTATTTCGGCAACAATACTGTCAATGTCAGCCTGAAAACTGATCGTTCTGCGCAAGTATTTGTTGCGTCTCAATATGTGCTTGCAAGCGCGGTAAACAACGTCTGAGCTGGTGAGACCCGGGAAATAGATTTGCGTCGGATTGTCGAGGCTCATCGGGTTATAGTCGTCTGACGGCACGAACAGCGTATCGCGCTCGAAACCGTTGTCCTCGTTCAAAAAGCTTGCTTCAATCGCCGTGGCGCGTTCTTTTTCCGACAGGAAACCGCCCTTTACAGAGCCGTTGATGATGTTGCCGCTGGTGAATATCTGACTGACCGTTTTCGGCGCATCCCAGACCGGTTTGAATACGCCGGCCTGCTGAATAATGAAGCCTCTGGCGCTGGTTGCAATCTTTTGAATTGCCGGCCACATCTGCTCAGCCGAGTCTAACAGTAGATTTCCCACGCATCGAGCGACGCCCTCGACTTCGGTGCCGCAATAAGTCGCCCACTCGTTAAACGTGTCATAATCAATATTGGCAGCAGGTTCGCCGTAAACCACATGCTGATTAGCACTGGTCTGGATGTTGTATTGCAGTCGGCATGCGTGAATTATGTCGTAAATCATCCATGCGAGGTTTGTAGCGGGCTTCTGTTGATAGGCTTCCGCCGTCGGGTTCCATGCGTAGATATTGGCGCGGGTTTGCGTCCAGCTAACCTTCGGCATGCCACCAGAAAGGTTTTCGGTAGCCGGCAGACTCAAGGCTACTATCGCGGTGCCCGGGAAGGTTAGCGCGCGATTAGTCCGCGATGTAAGAGAGAGCCAGTTGAGAGTTGTCTGCATATTACCCGGCATTTCCGAATAAGCGCCATGCCAATGGTTGTCGTCATACCATTTAAAAGTGTAATTCTGCACCCTGAATTCATAAAGCTTCGTCGGGTCCGGCGGCGTGAAGTCTTCTTTAAAATACAGCGGCTTTCGAGCATTAAAGCTGCCGAGCGGCCGTTCTCCGTTTGGATATGACGGCCACATGTCGAGCCACGTGCTTGCGCCAACTTCGCGATACTGGCCGCGAATCCACATGCTTACCTCAACGTTTGCACCGGTTTGCATGACAACGGCATAGATGCCGGCAGGCGCAACGAATTCAAGGGTGATGCGGGTGCCGGGCGTGCTCATGGCTTTTGTCACCCACTCTGTCGTGCTCATCGGCAGCTCTGACGAAAAGGTCAGCTGTTCGGCTATTTGCGACACGCCCAAGCTAACAGCGGTCTGATTGTTGGTGCCGAGTTTCACTTCGTAGCTTGCGCCGGAGATGCTGCCTATCGGAATATCGTTGACTTTAATATCTGTGATGCTGTCGAGTGGGCCTTCGCCGGCGGCAAGCAACAATTCAAGAAACTGCGTCCACTTGCCTGCGTGCATGCCGCCCACAAGCCTTCTCTGTAAAAGTTGGCCAGAAGTTCTGATGCTGCCGAAAGTTACCGGAAGCGGTGAGCCGGGCTTGTTTCTGATGTTATCGACAGACCAGCCATGCCCGCCCTCGAAGGCTCCGTCATATTTCGGCGCGTCGATGGTCGGTGTTTTCTGATTTCCCATGAGCAGAGAACCGCCGAGATAGAGCGCAAGGCCGAGGCCAAGCATTCCGCCCTGAGAGCCAAGAAAACCGCCAAGCAATCCGCCGCCAGCGCCGCCCGTGAACGCCACCAGCGCAAGGGCTGCCACGACGCCGAGGACGTTTTTACCGCCGCCACCTCCGCCGCGAATCTTCGGCACAATAGCAACATAGTCGGCCGCGCGCAATTCAGCTGTGTCGAGCTTTGAATCTTCGATGTGATGCCCGTTGATAGCCCAGATAAAATCTGCCGGGTTGTGTATTTTGAAGTGCTCTTTCAGGTCGGCGAGGGTTTTAACCTCGTCCGGCGTAAAAGGCTTTAAAATGCGGCTTGAAGGTTTAAATGGATTCGGCAGGTAGACAACAGTAATCACAGTTTGTATTCCTCCGGCGGGGTGACAAAGCCTTTGATGATGCCTTTAAAAACTGGCGTGTTAATGCGCTCGATGACTGAGCCGGTTTTATCTCTGGTATGCAGCATCAGCAGGTTGCCGAGATACACGCCGCAATGATTTACAAATTGCGCCTGACCAAGTCGCATCAGCACCAAGCAAGGGCGCGATGGAAACGGCAATTCCTGCCATTTCTGGCGATCTTCCATGATCGTTTCATGAATCTTTTCGGCTTCAAAAGCGCCTATAGGGTATTCCGGCAGCTCGTAACCAAAGCGCCTGAACGCTTCCATGCACAAGCCCCAGCAGTCGTATGCAGAGGGGCCGCGCCCGCCGTCGAAAAACGGCTTTCCGACAAGATCAGCGATTATAACGCCGGCATCCATGGATAGCCTCCGAATCTGCTGGAATTATTGCGAGTCTGGCAGTCTGCAAAGGTTTTGTTGCAGGTTGGATATGACGACACGGTGCCAGCGCTGACGCCGCATTCAATGCCGCCATAGGTAAAGGGGCAGAAGTTTTTCAGGTATCTGCGCCGAGGAACGCGCCGGGTCAGGCAGTTGCCGCCGGTCAGGTTAAAGGTGACGAACTGTTCGTCGTAAGAGCTTCGGTCTAAGATGTATGACAGTTCCAGCTCGCATTCTGTGCTTGTGCTGGCAACGGTATTGATGACGCGAATTGTAACTGCCGTGCCATGCGCCCCGTCAGCAGCCTCAAGCAGTCTCTGAATCTCGCCGGTGACGTTGCTAACCTTGACCGCTACGGCAGAAATCTCGCCCTTGCCAGACTCGCTGATCGTAGCCAATTCAAAAGGAAAGGCCTGCCAGGTCTCAGAATTCCAGGACAGATCTTCGTTATTTGAGCAAAGCCTGATAATAGGGTCTAAGCCAATTTCCAACAGAACAACGTCTGCGCTGTTTGTCGCCAGTTTGTTCAGCTCCATCAGAGCGGCTGTTGATAATACGCGCATAGCTTATACCTCTTCCAGTGTCACATCTACAGCTGAGTGTGTTTCTGATACGCTGTAGTGTTTGATTTCGCCGGCAAATCGCACCGTGTAGTTATTGCCGAATTCGTCAGACCAGCTGAACGAAGCCGCGCCGCCCGCGCAAGTGTCGTAATGAGTCAGCAGACTGGTCAGGTCGGTGTCGGGCATAGCGTTCCAGTGCAGCTGCCACTCTCGAAGCTGTCGGGTATATCTGGCGCGGCTGGCTGACTGGCCGTTGATGTATTCCGAGCGCAGAGAGTTGTCTTTAACCTTGGTTTGCGTTGCAAGCGAAGGGGCTGCGATTGTTGGCCATGCCATTATGAGCGCCTCCCGATAACGTCTTGAATGCCGCCGATATTGCGACTCATTCCTTCAAGCAGCAGATCAACTACGATTTTCGCGCCGTCGGTGTGCTGGCGGCTGGTTGCCTGCACCGGCATTCCGGTCTGGTTGATGACGTTTAGCTGCACGTTTGCGCCGCTGTTGCCGCGCATGGCTTCGAGTTTCGACAGCGGTATTACCGCCTCAGACTCGCTACCCTCTCCGATCATGGCAAGGGTGGGTTTGGTGACGATGCCGCCATTAGCCATGAAGGGAATTGGTGACATTCCTTGAGCCAGCGACATCATGCCTTTTGCCGCTCCTGCCGCACCGCCAAAAGTTGCCATATTGACAAACGCGGCAGCGGGTGCCCATGCGGCGGCAATAGTGGCCGCCATGGCGACAGACGAAGCGGTGACGGATGCCTGCAAAGAGCGCGAAAGCGTGGCCGCAATAGTCTGCTGAATTTTCCATTTAACAAACATTTGAATAATCTGCATACCAAGCTCTTTAAATGCTTCACCGGCATTTTTCGCGCCGGTGACAATGCCGGTCAAGGCATCAGTCAGGCCGTAATAAACCGTTCTGTAACTTTCGGCCATAAAATCGGCGTTGGTTCTGTTGGCATCACGCTGCAGCTGGTCGTAAACCTCCATCAGGTTGCGATTGCCTTCGAGATGCGCCCGGTATGCTGCCTGCTTTTGGTCGAGGTGGGCGATATATGCTGCGAGGTCTGCAGCCTGCATGTCGGCTTGCAGTTGCGCTTCGAGCGCCGAGCCGTCTTGTATTGCCTGAATTCTTTGCGCATTCGCCTCGGCTTCGGCCCAGTCGGCTTCCATCTGTTTCTGAATGTAGTCTGCGCGTGATTGCGCGATTTCGACGTTGAGTTTTGCTTCTTCGTCAGCAGCTTCGCGCGCAAGCTCAACCCGGCGCTGATAATACATTTCATCGAGCATGAGCGAGTCACGCCGATAATTGGCGT